GGAGATTAAGTAGGTGGTCAACCAGATTCAGTGAAGAATCCGGTCTCCGAAGGGCTCGTAAGAGCCCCAAGAAGAGACCTGCACATGCCTACTTGACTAGCTTGCGCTAGCTCCTCCATGGTCGAGCAGAACGCGCGACCATTGCTTACTACATACCCGCGATCAGACTTCCTCACGGTATACGAGGACGTCTCGACCTGAGGCCGAAGGACGTTAAAGCTTGGTGGGAACTTCAATCTCAGCCACATTTCCAATTCCTCGGAAACAAAGCCAGATTGGGGTTTTGCAGAGACAAGCTTCGAGTAAATCAAAGTGTTGTTTCTGTCCCGCGATAAGCGGGCCACAGGAATGCTGAAGAGTCTTAACAACCTCTCAGCATCACCATACAGCTTAACGCCAGCGTCATCGGGATCGTTCAAAGGCACAACGAACAACGTACTGTTGTGCTTTGAAATCTGACAAGCTAAGTATTGCAACGTCTGGGTGTACGCGTAGTTACGTCCTCCAAGACCAGAAATTAGTCTTTTGCAGAGGACGTTCCACAGCGTATAGAGCCATGCACGTAGTACACTCGGCTTGTTGGACCGGGGCCCGTGTAGGTACACGGGACGAACGTTGTAGCCACTGACGTAGTCAGCACCACAGGACTCTCTGAAGGGCTCGGTCTCATCAACGAACGACTTTGAGTCGTTGACAATGAAACCGACAGACTTACACACCTCAATGAAGAAGTGTGCGTTCTTCGATGGTATGATGCAGTCGTCGCCAAAAACCGAAACGGTCTGAAAATGTTCCCATTCCGGGAACACGGACCGATTATCGGGCATGGTACACGCTACACCTAAACTAAAGAGAACCAGAGTTTCCAGCACGAATGTCGTGGCATTCCCCATTGTAGCGATACAGTTAAGGGGAATGGCCATGTCATCCACAAGCACGGTTTTACAGCGTACTTTGTCAACTAAATAAAACCAAACTGGAGGTAACAAGAACTTTAGCAGTTCTGTCATCACACAATCTGACGCCGACGAAAAGTCTATTGTAGCGTGTGAACGCGTAATAGACGATGTGTAGGCCATCTCTCGATGTTTATCTTGTTGATGTTGGATGTCCACACCAAAAGCAACGAGTCGCTTCGCAATCAAGCGCCCTAAGCCTTGCTGGAAAAACATATTCAGCGTAGGCTCAATGGCAATGGTGCGATCGATATCGTCATTTTTGGGTACGGTAGTAAGCCGCGACGAATCGCGTATATCTGCGTAGGTCCACACACCGCCAGGGCGGCGAATGTTTGGACAGCTGATAGCCAAGGTTTCGGCCAAAAGCTTGTCGTAACGCAGGTACAGACCAAACAGATCGACTACCGATTCGGTACAAGACCACGGGGGTACAAACTTCCGTGAGTTGCCCGTATCGGCGAAAGGGACTCCAAGGCTGGAGTTCGGTCCATGCTGGCACTCGTCGAAGAATTCACTGTCCGTGAAATCTCCTAGAATTTGCCAGCAAATAGACCTCGCGCGAACGAGAGCACGATCTCTGTCGGAGAAACCACCCAAGGGTGATTTTCTGAGTAAATCGTGCACAGGAAGGAGTAGATCAACAGAGCATAGATGACCCGCAACCTGAAGGAATTTATCCTTGGCTGCGCGAGATCTTGCCTCTTGACCGCTCTTCGTGCGTGGGGGATACTTCTTGAGGAGCCCGGCTTGGGCTTTCTTAAAGATCTCCCATTCTTTCGATGAGGTAGGTCTGACACGATTCAGATCCTCGCGGAGGATGCCAGAAACGGTGTCCGCGATCTGGCAATGGTTAAAGAGCGGTTGTCGTTTAACTGGGTTTCGCATAGGAGTTCTCCTGTTGCAAAGATGGCAGGCGGGGTAAATCAGCTCAGGTTCAAAGTTTTGAACACTGGAGTGAAATCACCATCAAAGAGAAGGTGAGCCCCGACGTCAAGCATGTCCTGGATCTCGGTAGGCGTACATTCAACATCGTACGCCACTTCGACCTTGACGGTGTTCACAGTGATTTTACCGTTTGCGAGGAGTTTCGGTTTCTTGTAGATACCGGAGATCCGCGCTTGGGTATAGCCATTGGGAGCACTAGCTTGAGGGGTGGGCGTTTTCACGCTCACCTCAACCTGACGACGAACACGGAGATCCGTGTCGGCCGTTACCACAATGATGTTCTTGTTACCGCTTATACCAAGCGATGACCAGTTCACAGTGGTACCACCAGTACCGGCAATTGTTGACCCGCTAAGCGTGGTCGCAGCTGAGAGTGACATAAGTCTCACCCTTGAGGTTTGGTCTGAAGATCTACTTCGCCAGTCTTTGGAAGACTAGAGCAGCAAGATCGGCGGCCTTCGTCGCAGTCGAAATAAGCTCTTTCGGCCTAAAGTCGAGCGAGACAAAGGGGTTAAGGAGAGCCAGTGGACTGGGAGCCGAGTAACGATTTACGTTCTTGTACTCATCAACCACAGGCCCAGAAGCAACAGTATAAGTTGAATCATACTGCTGTTGGAAAAGCTGCTTAGAGATTATCTCATTAGATCGATCTACTATGCAGCTACCTTCAACCGAGACATTTGGATCTGCCATGTTCGCAACGGCCTTCAGGTAAGTCGAAACATCGAAAAACCTGTCGACCATAAACGAAAGTGAAACAGTATTCCAAACCCCGACCGGTAGATCCTTACAGCGTGTGCCGAGCGTCTGGGCAAGCCCAGCGCTGGGTGTTCTCAACTTGTAGAACACGACACAACGTCTGTATACCGACTTCGAGTGATGCACGGTGAAGAGGTTATTGTGCGGACTATCCCAGAAATTACCAGTAACATGCTGGTTATCGCTGGAAGTAGAAGAAGCACGTAGCCTAACACCAGCCTCCAACCGCTTCCAAGGTTTCGTGCAAGCCCCAATAAGGCTGGATACGGTACCATAGAGTGGAAGGATCTCAAAGCGATACTTTAACCAAGCAGAAGTGGTACCCCTACCTGGCTGCCGCGGAAACTTCTTTACGATATCGTTGATACCGCTCAAGGGCGAGATCAGCGAATGAAGATTGCTCTTAATTTCAAGAACGTCTTCCATCAAGGAGTATGCCGTGGGGTCTACCCTGGAGAGAGCTTCAAGGGCCAAGTTGGCGTCTGACAAAGTCGAAGTTACTGGCTTTGTGTAGACGGGCGCTCGGCCAAGATCACACACGACCTGCGTCCAGTTGGCCGTACCGTCGCGTGTCCAGGTCTTTATGTTACTAGGATTAGTAACATACTTGCAGCTATGACCAGATCCAACTGTTCGACGATACTGGCTGTATGACATGGGAGATATGATAAGTTCACCCGCAGCTATCCGTTTCCGGAAGTTAGGAGTGACGAAGTCATTCATCTCTTCATAGTCACAGCTACCAGTATACGTGTAGGAGGAGAGAGTGGTGGTTGGTTGCGACATGCTGGTAGTTTGAAATACCCACACGTCGTTACCAGTAACCAACGCCGGGGGTTCCCCCCTGGTACGCTTACGCATACAAGTCTCCAAAGTTGAATGTGTTGACAGG